TTTCGAAATTAGACATCGCCTCAGATCTAACGTACGTTGTGACACCTGCTAGTAAGCGGAGAGGGCCGAGCATTAGTAGAATCGATAGTAATATCGGGAATGCTAATGCGGCCGATCCGTCAATAGTGAGGTCATCGGGTGGAGTTATTACTCCCCGAAAGTTGGGACCTAGTCCCGTCACAATTGGTGCGTGTCTGAGGTTGGTCGATGGGATGTGTCGATCCTGCTTAGGCTCTCAAAGCGAACGAGAGCGGCAGTCCATTGTAGCGCCACGGGAGGATGTAGATATTGTTCTACGTCTTTCCGCGTGGGCGAATGTGGACTGTTTTTACAGAACGGACAGTGGTTATCGGCTGTCACGCCGGCGTAAGCCGGTGCCGACGGAGTTACTATTAAACCACAAGCTCTTCTTGTTAAGAGCGATGATTGAGGTTTTGTTAGATCAACTTCCCGCATGGAAGGTTGATGTTGGTAGTTTATGGTCTTTTTGGGATGTTACTGCGACGTGGGACCTGAACACGTTTGTTTCTAAGGCGAAGTACTGTTTAAGTGCTCCGATGGCCTTAGTCCTTGAGAATGACCCTCCGGCGAAACCGGAGGGTCTTGGCTCTTGGATCCTCTTTAAAGGGAAACTGCGTCGTTGGTTCTCGAGGTTAGTTCTCTCTCCTCGTTGGGGCAATGTTAAGGTCTGCTGGACCCTCTTGCAAGGGGTTAAGCGGGCCTGTGCCCAGGTTGACGACTCCTTTGTTGGGGCCGCCCTCCTGGACCACGCGAAGGTGCTTTCGACGGAGGATGAAGAGGAATTCCCCAAGGAGTTGGGTCGGTCTTTCCGTAGGAAGGCTGATGCTCTCTGGAAAGGCGTACCACAGTGGGGGGGGAAGCTTGAAATTCCGACTCGTTCGGCATCGTTCAATTCTTCCCGCTCCTCCGGTGGGGCCTGCCAGTTCATCATGGAACGTGATTGCACGTCCACGACCTTCTTCTTCCCGGACTTGGTGTCGATGTATGAGCACTCCGTAAGTGAGACCCGTTCCCTGTACAGTTGGAACGTTTTGTCTTACCAGGAGTGTATGGATCGAGCGCTGAGGGAGGGAATGACCTCGAGGTCTGACGGTAGGAGTGCCGTAGCTGCGGAGCTAAAGGCACAGGTCCATCCTGTTCTAGAACCCTTGAAGGTTCGTTTGATAACTAAAGGACAGGAGTATTCCTACAACCTTGCCCAGGAATCGCAGCGGGCGATGCATGGACACTTGAAGCGTATGAGCCCTTTCCGGCTTATAGGCCGTCCTCTTGAGCTTTCCGACTTCGAGCCGTTCTTTCCTAGGAAAGGACTACTTGAGGTTTCGGGGGACTACAAGGGGGCGACCGATCGGGTTAAGTTAGTTCTGACCCGTTTCGCCTTTGAGTCGTACCTGCAGGCGGCTGCCGTTCCTGCCGAGGAATCCATTGTTCTCCGAAGCGTGCTCTATGGGCACGAACTCCATTATGACATCGCGGAGAAATACGGTGTCAGTCTTGGGCCGACCGTCCAGTTAAACGGTCAGTTAATGGGGTCAGTCCTTAGCTTTCCGATCTTATGCTTGATCAACTTTATCTGCCTTTGGCAGGCATGGGAGATTCGG